TAATACAGCAGACGGAACAGATGGTTCATCTAAGAAATCTGCAATTGGCAGTTAATAGTTGAGTTTAGGAAAACGGATGTTACAACTACGTGAGACACTGACTTTCGACCAAGCGGGTATAGTCGTTGAGTCCAAGGATGAAAACAACGGTAAAAGCCTTTATATGAAAGGCATATGCATTCAAGGTGGCGTGAAGAACGCTAACCAGAGAGTGTACCCTGTTAACGAAATCCAAAGGGCTGTCAGTACGCTCAACGATCAGATCAAGGGAGGATATTCAGTTCTCGGTGAAGTTGATCATCCAGAAGGCTTAAACATCAATTTGGATCGTGTATCACACATGGTTAATGAAATGTGGATGGACGGACCTAACGGATACGGAAAATTAAAAGTATTACCAACACCGATGGGGGCTCTAGTTAAAACAATGCTGGAAAGCGGAGTTAAATTAGGGGTCTCATCGCGTGGTAGTGGTAATGTATCAGAAGACGGATCCGGAAAAGTATCAGATTTTGAAATTATTACCGTTGACATAGTTGCACAACCATCGGCGCCAGGAGCATATCCTAAGCCAATCTACGAGCACCTAATGAATACAAACGGCGGTTATAAAGCATTTAACTCAGCAAGGGACAAACAGGCACAACAATATCTAAAAGAAAAACTAGTAAACATAATTGGAAAACTCCAATCTAAGTAGAGGAGAAAAATAAAATGTTAGAAGCACTGAAATCACTTTTTGAAACGAACGCAATTTCGGAAGAGATCAGAGCAGAAATAGAATCAGCGTGGAACACCAAGGTTGAAGAAAACAAACTTGCTGTAACTGCCGAACTAAGAAGTGAATTTGCGGAGAAGTATGAACACGACAAAGCAAGTTTAACTGATGCTGTTGACAAAATGGTGTCAGAGAGAATAGAGGCAGAGATGGCGGAGTTTGCGGAAGACAAGAAGCAACTTGCAGAAGAAAAAGTTAAGTATGCTACTCAAATCCGTGAGCATTCAGACAAACTGAAGGCATTTGTTTTTGAACAACTAAAAGGTGAGATTGCTGAACTACACAATGACCAAAAAGTAATGGCTGAAAATTTCAGCAAACTTGAGGACTTTGTGGTTGAGGCTCTATCTAAAGAAATAAGTGAGTTCCAAAAAGACAAACAAGACGTTGCCGAAACAAAGGTACGTCTAATCCGTGAAGCAAAAGGGCATTTTGAAAAAGTAAGAAACAACTTTATATCAAAAGGCGCTGACAAGGTATCAGAAATAGTTGGCAAAACTCTTAACAAAGAGATTAGTTCACTAAAAGATGATATTGATGCGGCACGTAAGAATGACTTTGGTCGCAGAATGTTCGAAACTTACAGTCAAGAATACTCAAACAGTTTCTTGAATAGTAAGAGCGAAACTTCAAAACTTCTAAAAGTTGTCGATACAGCGAAACAACAATTAGAAACTGCGAAAGAGACTGCCAATGAGAAAGATAAGATCATCGAGTCAAAAGTTAAAGAAATAGAAGATCTTAAGAACACGGCAGAGAGAGATTCAGTTATCAATGAGTTAATTCAACCATTGAATGCTGAACAAAAAGATATAATGACAAATCTTCTGGAGGGTGTACAGACCGGACAACTAAGAAAACAGTTCGAAAAGTATGTACCGGCTGTAATTAACGGTAGGTCTCCAGCGAAAAAACAGGCTTTAAAAGAAGGCACAGAAGTAACAGGCGACAAACAAATAGTAAACGCAGGTCAATTCAACAGCAAACTTGTTGATATTAAAAGACTTGCAGGTATATAAGGAGAAACGACAAATGTCAGAACTAACAGAAACTCGCTGGCAGGATACAAAGAGTGCGTTATTAGAAGGCTTAACTGGAAACAGAAAAGCAGTCATGGAGTCGACTTTAGAGAATACTAAAAAGTATTTGGCTGAGGCGGCGACAGCAGGTGCCACATCTGCAGGTAACGTAGCAACTTTGAACAGAGTGATCCTACCGGTGATCAGACGGGTTATGCCTACTGTGATCGCAAACGAAATCGTTGGTGTACAACCAATGACAGGTCCAGTTGGACAAATCCACACTCTAAGAGTAAGA